GGCGGCTGCAATTTCAATATCCAGCGTATCCAGAGTGTGTTCATAATCCTGGCTGCGATCTGTCGCGATGCCGCCGCCAGCGTTCGTGCCGGTGTCGGTGCGCTGCACATGGCTGATGCGGTTGCCTTTGGTCCATTCCTTCACAAGCAGACCTTTGTCGATATACGCCGTCTCGCTCCATGCTTTCAGGAACTGCAGCATCACGCCCAGCTCAGGTGTTTTACGATCCTGCGGAAACACTTCCCTGACCGCCTCGGTCAGTTTCCACAGGTCATATTCTTTGACGTCTTTCAGGGCTGGCGCGTTTTCAGCAGCCAGCAGAAGGTTCTGGACGTACGAGTTATCGACATCCATTTCCAGCTTAACAACTTCTTTTTTCTGCTCCGGGCTGATGTGATAGGCGTACTCTTCTTCAGAAATGAGCTGGGCAAGCAGACGCTGGCGGAATGGCAGAGTGGCCACGGTGATAAGCGCCGGCACGTCAGCGTCACGGAATTCCTGGACGATTTCAGAGGCGGTGTCGCTGGTGTTATTAATTTCAGGCCAGTCCTGAACGAGGTCAGCCCACTCTTTAACGAGCTGGGAGCGATCACCCGGTTCAGCTTCCGCCCAGGCGGTAATAAAGCCGTTAAGGGCGCTTACTTCGTGGTTCTGATCCAGAGGGAATAATTCTTTTACGGCCTGAATAAGCTTCCACTCAACATGCGCAGACAGTTCATCAATACCTGGTATTTCCCGGCAGGCCTCCAGCAGGTTCTGGACATAGAGATTGCTTTCATCGGCCTCAGCTGCGCCGATTTGCACGTGCATAGCTTCACTGATTTCTTTCACTTCAGTGTCGTTAAGCAGGTGAGCAATCAGGCGCTGCGGCAGGCGCAGGCGCGCTACCGGGCGGAGCAGTGCAGGGACGTTAGCAGCCGGCGCACTGGCATGACCGGCAGCGTCCGCCAGCTGCGCGTGCTCGTCCTGAATATTTACTGAATCCGCGGCTTTTGATATTTGACTCCATGACTTCCCGTCTTCGCCGAGTTCGTAACGATCACACCAGCTATCGTCCAGAACGCCTTCGGCGGGCAGGTCGTCAACAATAAGCCAGTTCGTACGGACCGGAAGCTGGTAATCCGCGCCGCGTCCAGTTTCAATTTCGGCGTCTTCCAGGATGTTCTCGATTTCACGCTGGGCGCGTGAGTCGGATTTTGCAGAGAGCCAGCAAAACAGGTTTTTGGCCCCTGATTTCGCTTTTGCCTTAATGAGAAACGCATAGGTGTTCATTGCGTCTGAGCTCCTTTGGGTTGTAAGATCCCCGGCGCTTGTAAGAGCCGCCTTCGGTTTAGGTGAAAAATTCCGGTATGCTTTGGTCGGTGTTACCGGACGTAAGGCCCGCTTCGGCGGGTTTTTGCGTTTATGGCTCGTGAGCCATCTGATCGTGCTCGGCGCACCGCTTAGAGCAGTACTGCCGCTCTTCGCGGGCAAGCATGTTGCCGCGCAGTAAAAGCAGGGTGCTTTTTACTTCGTCGCCAGGCTGAAGAGGGCTTTTGCAGTAGGCGCATTTCGCACCGGTAGGTTCCTGTCCATGAATCATCGGATCACCCCAGCCATTCAGTAAAACTTCCACAAGACAATCGTTGATACGTGTGGCACCGCGCATGGTGCGCAGGTAAACGTATTTGCCGCGAACCGCTGACACACTCCAGGTGTGCCCGTCGTGCTTTGCCAGCATTCCCGGTGCCACACACTGGCGAATGATGTGCATCGTGCCGTAGTGTTGATTAACCATGATTCACCGCCAAAATTTCTTCCGCGGCTTCATGTGCCGTGCATCCATCGGCATACAGATCGTAAGCCAGACCATTTTCAGAAACTCCATAACCCACTTTTTTGCTAACCAGGCCAAGCCATTTGCTAAAGCGCTTTTCTTCGCTTGAAATTGAGTTTTCAGACTGAAGCATGGTGTACATGTTTTTGACCATCTCATCCTCTGCCGTTATCGCCCGGCTGGCGGAACGTTGCTGATTATCGGCGCATTAAATGGTCTTCGTCGGTGGTGCCAGACGCTGATCTTCTGGTTGCCGTCGACGCGGCTGCAGATTCACCACCACGAAGACCACTATTTGCTGATGAGATAAAGATACAGATAAAACTGTATTAACGTCAACAGACAAAACTGTATATAAGGACGATGTGAACATAAATATCTGTATTGTTTTGATATTTATTTTTTATTTGGACGAAAAAAAACCGGCGTTTGCCGGCTTCTTCCCTAATAAAGGGGTTAGCGCTTTCTGCGGTAAATGCGATGCTCAATCATCACGCCGATGATTGTAAGCGGTTGGTTTTCACTATTAATCACAGGGTAGTCATCATTTAGAGGCACTAATTCAAAGTGCTGGCATCCTTTCATATCTGTGTACGTTGGACGGTACTTTTTAAAGGTAGCCTGCTCACCACCATTCTTGGCCACAACGAACTCACCGGGTGTTGGCTCAATTTCTGGATCAACGATGATAACATCACCAGCCTTGAAATCAGGTTCCATAGAGTCACCCTCAATGCGTAAAGCAAATGAAAACTCAGATATATCAAGGTCTGTCAGAATATATTCGAGGCTTCCATCAAAGGCTTCGATAGGATTTTTTTCTGCTAGCGCTCCTGCCTGTATATAGCTAATCAAAGGAACTCTCCTGCTGTTCACCTCTGCCAGTGGCATGAATGTACCGCCGTTCATGAGCCATTCCGGATCGCATTTTAGTGCTTTGGCTATCCCGATTATATTGCGTGGCTTAAGCGTCTTCCCATCTTCAATGCTTTGCCAAGACTGTTGCCGTATTCCGGCCAGCTCTGCTGCTTCTGTCTGGGTCAGCCCTAACTCAATTCGTTTTTGTTTTACGCGATCTGCAAGGCTCATAAATCCCTCTCTTTGTATGCCTTGATGTTCACAGTTAAAACTGTATTTGACAAACAGAAATAACTGTCAGAGAATACAGATAAAACTGTGGAGGTAATATGGAAACAATTTCTAACCGTCTCAAGCAAAAACGAGAGGAAATGAATCTGTCCCAAGCTCAGTTAGCTGAACTTGTGGGCATGAAACAGCAGTCACTTCAGGCCATTGAGGCTGGGGTGACTAAACGCCCTCGTTTTTTGATTGAGTTGGCGAGAGTTCTTAAATGCGACCCGTACTGGCTTCTGTATGGAGATGTTCACTCCAAATCACATTAATCACGCCGCTTAACCCGACGGCCAAATACAACGAGGACTTTCATTAATGGTGAATCACTATGCAATCACTCGCGTACCAGCAGAGTAACAACAACTTACAACGGGCCGTGAGATTTGAATCTCACACTAAAACGACCCAAGTGGACGATCACGCAAATCTCTGTTCGGCAGTTCGCTGCTGGGCAAATGAGATGGGTGGCCAGTTATTCGTTGCAATGATCGTTGCTGATGCCTGGCGGGAAATAGGCGGAGAAGGTATCGAAATTTCGGCTGAACCTCTGGTGTGGCGAACGAAGCTTTTCCGCTGGCTGGATAACCGCAATAACTCACCCGACGCGCGGGCCAACATCGTCAGACTGCGTCCGGCAATCCTTGGGCAGATGCCGGACGTAATCAAACGCCGGTTTGGTTACGAGGCGGAGCCAACTGAAGCGGAGCTGGTTGCGGCGGCCATCAAGGAATGCAGCGAAGCACACCAGGCAAAGTTGCTGGGATCACCTGTGCACAAGCTCGAAAAAGAAGTTCGAGAGGCAGCTGAGTCGGTCCTTCGATTTCTGCCGGCGGATTCTCTCGGTGTGGTTCTCAACAGCCTGATGGCAATGATTCCGCAGGTGATGTGAGGGCGCTTATGAACCACGAGCAGTTTATCGAGAAGCACGTACGCGAGGAGCTAATCCGCCTGGGTTTTCCGGTGCCGGTGGCTCAGGGGGGGCATTCCAGGCCGTGGACTTATACCGGCGCATGTCACAGGCAAGCCGCAAGGGGAAAATTTTCGATGATGTTTTACGACACGCAAAGTTGTGGGCGGAGAAACAAACAACCTCAGCCGACAGGTTCGAAGAAAAGCGCGTCAGGCGCAGCGAACAGCGCGGGCTGTTCTGAAAGGGTGAAGGCCGTGCTGGTGGAACAGCAACGGCTTTCTGGAGCAATTACGCCAGTAATTACGAGGTAAGTATGCCTGGACATACCGTAAATATCAACGAGGTGCGCTATGGGTAATCTGGCGCGTCTGTCCGTAGTACCAATCAGACCTGAATTGCAGGTGGTGGAGATGCGTGTGGCCGATACAGACGATGGATTCACTCGTCTGGCGAACGAGCTGTACGAGGAGCTTATTGGGGCCAACCTGACGAAAAATCAGGCCAAGGTTGCTCATGCTGTTTGCCGAAAGACCTATGGGTTCAACAAAAAAATGGACCGCATTGCTGACACCCAGCTAGCTCAGTTAACCAGGCTACCCCGGCAGAAAGTTAACGCTGTAAAAAAAGAGCTGCTGAGCATGCACGTCCTGATATCTGATGGTTCATTAATTGGGCCGAATAAAAACCTTAACGAGTGGAAAATCCCTCCCGCTAAAAGCGGGCCCGGGAGTCACCACGGTAGTGACATAAATTGTCACCATGGTAGTGACAGTCACCATGATGATGACACTGTCACCACGGTAGTGACAAAAAATGTCACCACGGTAGTGACAAGCCTGTCACCACAATGGGGACACACAAAAGACACTATTACAAAAGACAATAAAGACAGTATTAATAAACCCCCTAAATCCCCCAGGACAGGAAGATCTGATTTCAATCCCGAAACCGCTCCTGTCCCGGAATGGCTTTCGCGTGAAACCTGGTCTTCATGGGTCGCCTATCGTCGCGATCTGAAAAAGCCCATCAAGTCGATGCAGACCGTTACGCAAGCTATCAACCTGCTGGGCCGCTGTATCGCCAAAGGATATAGCTCCGAAGAAATAATCAACCGGAGCATAGCCAACGGCTGGCAGGGGTTGTTCGAGCCTGAACAGTCAAAAAACACTGCGACGTCGCGCTATCAGTCGCAGGCCCTTTCGGTACCGCAACCTGATAACACGATTCCGGACGGATTCACGGGGTGATCATGAAAACCAGCAGCGAATTAATCGGACGCCTGCAGCGGCTCATGCCGGCGGGCATCAAACCCAAGTTCACCAGCGCTGAAGAACTTATGGCCTGGCAGCAGGAAGAGGGCCGCAAGCACTGCGCTGAGGTGGAGAAACTCAACCAGAAAGCGCGTGCGGATCGGATTTTCGGGCGCTCCGGTATTCAGGATTTACACCGCAGCTGCACGTTCAAAAACTACCAGGTGAGCGGCGAGGGGCAGCAACTTGCGCTGACGATGGCGAAGCGGTTCGCCCAGAACTTCGGTACCGGATTTGGCAGCTTCGTGTTCAGCGGCGGTTGCGGTACCGGGAAAAACCATCTGGCGGCGGCCATCGGAAACTACCTGCTCGAGCGTGGCGCCACGGTGTTGGTGGTCACGATCCCCGACCTGATGCTGCGCGTACGTGCCTGCTATGACGAGGGCGAATCAGAATCCGCGTTACTGGATGACCTTTGCCGCGTGGACCTGCTGGTTCTCGATGAGGTGGGTGTTCAACGCGAGACGCGCGGCGAGTTCGTCATCCTGAACCAGATTATCGATCGCCGCCTGGCATCCCTGAAACCCGTCGGTGTGCTGACCAACCTGAATCACCCCCAGCTGACCGCCGTTCTGGGCGAGCGGGTGATGGACCGCCTGCAGATGGACGGCGGCATCTGGGTGAACTTCAACTGGGCCAGTTACCGTAAAAACGTCAGCCGCCTGCGCGTGGTGAAGTGAGGAAACCATGACAACGAATTTTGTTAATGCCGTGATCAGCTTCCTGACTAATCGGGAAGCAAACCTGCACGAAATCTCTGCGGCTATCGGCATGGAACCAAACCGGACCTCAACGCTGCTGGGTGGCCTGCTGCGCAGCGGTACCGTGGTTCGCTCCGGACGCATGCGGAAATACGTTTACCGACTGGCCCCGGATTATCGTACCCCGGAACAGATTTACCAGGAGCGGCTTAATACCGTCCTGGCTGTGCTGCACGAACGCCAGCGCCTTAGTTTCGGTGAGGTGAGAACGCTCATCGATGAATCATCCTGTCTTACCCGCTCCTTCCTCGAGCAAGCCGTAAAACGAGGAGAGTTTATTAAACAGGGTAAGCAGGGATATTTCCTGACGTTTAAAGATTACGAAGCGTATATCGAGGATGTCATTCAACGCCGCAATGCAAAACGCGAAATAACCAACGCAGCATACCGCGAGATCCGTCGTAATCGTCCCCGCAAAGAGTCGGGACAGTCGATCAACGTTGTATGTGATGAATGCCGCCAGAACTGGCAGGGCTATCAGATCCACAAAATTATAGGGAGTGCCCGCGCATGAAAGACATGACCCATAAGCAGTTAATTCGCGCTACCTACGTGGCCGCAAAGTATGAAAGCGCGCAGACGGCGCAGCTGCTGACTGAACTGGCGGGGCGTCTGGACGGCGCGCTTGCTGCGGCGCGTACTGCTTGTCTGGAACGTGACGCCGCTGTCAGGGCCGAAATCGAGTGGGAAAAAGCCATGATGCTGGCTGTTGGTGAAGACGGGGTGGGCGATGTGATTATCGCGATCGAGCAGTTGAAATCGCAGCGTGATGCGCTGGCTGCTGAATGCGAAAGCAAAAAATCCGCGCTGATCGCAATTCTTGAGCACTGCCCCGTTAATCATCCGAATATTGACGCGGGAATAGCTGCGATGATTGCTCACGACAATTTGTACTGTGTGAAAACCCCCGCCACGGACGTATTCCTGACCAAGGTACGCAGGCAAGGGGTTATCGAATTTGCAGCAGCGATGGCGGCTATACACGCTGAATGTCAGAAGGGCGGATATTTTGACCGGCAGGTAAAAGTTTACGCCAAAGCTCAGGAACTGGCTGAGTCGTATCTTAAGCAGCGTTGCGGGGAGCAAACAGCATGAGCAAATCACTTAACGCCCGTTGTATCCGTCGCTGGGAATTGCAAATGCGCGAAGTGTGCGATTCTAAATTAAACCCGTGGTGGCGCAAACGTGATCTGCGTGGCTATATCCGGGAATGCGGATTAATCACCGCGTATTGCATGGTTGAACGAATGGCAGAAGACAACGCCAAGGTCGACTATCAGGGAGACACATTCGGATGGTCGCCGGAGTTTTCCGCCTGGTATGACGAACGCCGCGACCACTACCTGAAAGAGGCTCGCGATTACCTGAACGAAGAAGCCACCACGGATGAAATCGACGAAGAAATCCAGAACGAGCTGGAGGCCTGGAATGACTGAGCAAGTCATCCTTGATATGTGCTGCGGCTCACGCATGTTCTGGCTCGACAAAGCCGACCCGCGTGCCGTCTTCTGCGATATTCGCGCCGAAGAGCACGTGCTGTGCGATGACCCCCGCCTGGTAATTTGCCCCGATGTTATTGCTGATTTCCGCGCACTGCCGTTCGCCGACGCTACGTTTTCGGTGGTGGTTTTTGATCCGCCGTACTTCGAACTTGTTTGGTTCATTGTTATTCAATTTGAACTTTGAAATGAAATTAATATTCAGTTATTCTGAATGATAGTGTGCAAATATATTACAAACACATATAAAGAGCTTTTGCTATAAATGGAGGGGCCATTGCCCCTCTAAAGTGATTATAATACTTACCGAAAAAAGTCACGATATGCGCTTGTGTCATAACGTGCTGAGTTTAGAAGCTCAATACTTAATTTTGTCATAAGTTCTTTTTTTTCAGGACGCTCGGCCATATATTTGTCACAATCTGTTGCTTTGTTAATCCTCTCAATAAAATATGAGGCAATTATCGGTTCTTTAAATTTCTCCACCGATTCAGTTGATACAGCCAAGCCAAAGGGGTCTATCACTTGATCGTTGTGCGGTTTAAATGCTAACGCAATTGATAACATATCCGCATTCTTAGATTCGGGATAAACTTTATATTCCATAACATCGAGGATCTTAATTGTGGTTTTAGGTGTCAGACTCAAGCAATAAGTAAGTAACCACTTGCATAAAGACGTTGAAACTATTTTTCTGAACAATTCATCTGAAGACAAATGATGATCTAGACTTTCACTATCTGTGATATTGAAAAACTCTTCGGATTTATTTTTAAATTCATTATCAATAAGGTTATCACGGAAGCATTTTTTGAAAATTTCTAAAGTTTCAGGATGAATATGCTCATTACCCATGCGGGTAGTAAGGAACATTAACCAAGGTTTATCACGATGGTTTTGTAATTGGATTATTTTTGTAAGGAAATTATAATGATTAGGCTCTTTATTTGCTGGTGGAAGTTTAGTAATGCTTCCGCAAAAATCAAGATTAATTACATCGAAATCTCCAAACTCTTTATATCTCTGATAGACTAGGGAGTCTTTTGAGTTTAAGTTAAGAATATTATTATCGTGATATTGTGAGGATTTATCAATATAAGGAAGTTCCCTTACTTCAGCTAGCGATAAATTTGCATTTTGTTTTCTCGCGTCATCTTTTGTATGATCATTAAACCCTAAAAACTGTAAAAATATATTGTTTTTTGCACATACTTCTTCATGAAGTGTGCGTATATCTAATAAGTCATCTCCAGGGAGGCTAAAATATTTCATTTTTTTAGCTCCCTTTAATGGTCTTTTAAGGAAGCTATCAATGTAATAAACCCATTGCTCTAAACGCACTAAATGTTTTCGAGGATGATGCCACGCGAAAAACTTGTTTTTGATAATTCGACCTTCAGGAATTTCCTGAATATCATCAAAAAGGCCCTGTGTGAAGTTATCATCTGCCATTATTGATCTCCTTCCGCAATAATGACTTCGTAAATTGCATGAATCATTGCATTTCTCTTTGATGGCGTGATGTTATCGAGAACGCCATAACTAGCTAAAATAGAGGTAATCGCTCTTATTTTTTCTTCGCTTAACCCGGTTTTATTATTTGCTTTATGATCCTTCGATAAAATTTTATTAGTAGATAAATTTGTGAAATCTACAATGAATTCATTTTTCTCATTAGCATTTGCTAAATCATCTTGAGACTCAATTATTGTTACTTTTGGAGGTATTTCAGCTATATCATTTCCAGCTTGTGTCCAAGCTTTATCTACAATATTGCTAATCTGAGTTTTTATTTCAAATGTCTTTGAAATATTTGAATCGTCTCTTATACGTTTAGCTAATTGTTTATTTGCATTCGAAAACTGGCGGAATGCACTATGCAACCATCTTGTTAAAACTACCACGTGCGGGTGCGAAAAATTATATGATTCACGATCAATGTTTAATGCGCTATCCAAGCCTTGTTCAACAAATATCTCACATGTAACTTGTTTTTTTCGTGTATTCTCTTGAACTTGATACTTCATGAAACTATCATCAAAAAGAGTGCCGCTTGCGTTATGTACGCGTATTAATACACCTTGATGTTCAGTGGGGCATATCTTTGAATTCCATAAAAGATATGCTCTGAATTTCAATGGCCCGCCAGTAGCAGATAGAGGGTATTTTTCGAATTTATCTTCAAATTCGCCAATAAATATCATCGGTTTTTTAATGGCATGATTAGTGTTTGGTATATTTTCGAATATGATTGGTCTGGATAACTTTAACTTATCGATATAAACATTAAAATTGATCTTTTTTTCTTCATGAGATAAATCAAAGTAATCACTAAGTTTTTGGCCTATGTTTATATTGAGTTTTGAGGCTTGTCCGCCTTTAAAAACATTCGAAAATTTATAAGCATAGAATTGCTCATTAAAAGGTATATCGAAAATATCCTTTTCTACATAACCTGTTGGTATACTTAACGATAAATCCCAAATCATTTTTAGGTAAAAATCAAAAAGATCCGAAATTTTGGGATTAGGATTCGAAGGCTTAGATTCATCCCATACACATCTTACTAATTTATGAAAGGCTTCTTCCGCCGAATCAGTATCTTCCCAAGGAACAGATCTGACTTTCTCGGTATCATCTAACAAGTTAAAATGCTCATCATCTTTAATGAGACCAATGTGATATTTTGGACGTTTTACATCATCTAATTCATTAATGTCTATATCAGATTTACTTGTTGCTAAACCTTCCCATATATTAAGGCTTGATAATGTTTCCTTAGTTTGCGGTCTTATTTTATTTAGAACTATCGTAGTTCCATGAGTTGACGTATCTTCAGCACTTTCGGTCCATATTTTGTAAGTGCCCGATTCATAGCTGTTATTACTTTGATCATTTATGTCATTAGCTTGATCTGTAAATTGTTTCAAAGTGACATTAGCTATTGTTCTGAAATTATCACCAGACTTTTTAGTTATCACTTGGAATGATTGAGTTAATTGAGACACAGAGAATAATCCAATCCCAATTTTTCCTATAAGATGTCTGCCTCCGGGACTTAAATTGAAATCTTCTGGGTCGGTTATACCGTAATCTGCCCCTATGTTATTTCGTTTTGAACTTCCACCTATGTGGTTCATTACACGAGTTAACGTTTCTGGGCTCATTCCATTACCATTATCTTCAATAGTCATTGAATTGAAACGCGGCTCATCGGTTCGTATCCGAACTTCTGTAGCATCTGCGTCATAGGCATTTGATATAAGTTCACGCAAAGCTGAGCCGGGTTGCCTATAAATTCCATCAGTAACTCGTGCTATAACTTTTTCATCAGTAGTTAAATATGCAGTTTCCACAACTTCCCTATTGTGGCGTATACTTAACGCAATTTCTTCTTCTTTTTTCAATGAGTTGCTCATCTTACCCTCTAATGGTTTTCATAATTGAATTCGCAATTTCTCTAGCCATCGGGGGAGGGACAGCATTAGAAATTTGCGTTACTTGTTGAGAAAAATTGCCTTTCAAAACAAAGTGTTTCGGGAAGCCCTGAAGTAGCATTGACTCAAATATGGATAGTCTTCTTGTTTTTTCAGGATGCACATATATCTCACGGTTCCCATAAGCTATAGTTGGGCTAGGTTTATCCCAGTGAATAACTCTAAAGCTTCTCGTTTTATTTAAGAACAACTCTGGTGTCTTGAATTTTCTTGATTTAGGATGCATGGTCCAATGATTTGGGTGATATTTTATTTGCGACCCTAAAATTTTCCTTTGATAGAAAACAGGCTCAGGGAGACCGTATATTACATCTCTGACAGTTTTTGGTTTTGTAAAATTATGAGTTGAAGTTAAGTTAAATTCGTTGATAGATATGCCTTTTTTTATAGCGATTATTATTACTCGCTTCCGCTCTTGAGCAACACCGAAATCAACAGCGTTTAACTCATTCTCATAAACATCAAAACCCATTTCCTTTAATTGAGTGATTATTTTTATATATGTATGTATATGTTTTCTATCTTTTATGCCTAAAACATTTTCAAACACAATAAAATTAACACAAAATATTTTTTGGATTTCAGAAATAAAATCTATGTATAGCGTAGCTAATTTGTTTCTAGGATCGTCAGCGCACGAATTCCTGTTCCCTCGAGAAAAGCCTTGACATGGAGGGCCTCCAATGATTCCAATGGCCTCTCCGTTCGAAAAGTGCTCTTTGCAGAGTTCAATCACTCCAGCTACGCCCAGCTCTAAGAGGTCTCTTTGAAGTGCAGTAGACTCTGGAAAGTTGTGCTTATGTGTATTAATTGCAGCTTCAGACCAATCAATGGCCAGCTTTAAATCGAAACCCGATTGATGGAATCCTAAGTCTAGGCCCCCAGCTCCACAAAACAAGCTTAATAATTGCACAAATTTACCTTCTATAAATTTTCCACTTGTGATGGTGAACAAGTATCACTCATGTATTCTTTCTGTTAATTCGTTGATTTTAATGAGTAATTATATTTTTATTCATCCCACCTTTATACCTTTTATTTTAACATCATCAGAATACAACATAAAATTGTAGATTTCATATACAATGCTTTGTTGTATAAACGATTACATGATGGATTGCCACAAAGCTGATGTCATCAAAGAAAAATAACTTTTGTAGATTAGTTATCTAAAGCTGAGCAGAATTTTATAATTTAGCATCAATGATTTACAGTTTTGATTGAAAACACACTTCAAACTCACCATAATTCATTGGTCGGCCTGAACACCTGACACTGATTATCGGCGCTATGGAGAACACCATGGCGCAGCTACACCTCATCAAGCAATCCTCTGGCGTCCTGATCCCCGCATCTGTGGAGACCAGCGACTTTTTGCATTCGAAATGCCAGCTCGGAACCGTACTGGTTGCCGATTTTAAAAAAGTCCGAAACCCTGCATTTCACCGCAAGTTCTTCGCTCTGCTTAATCTTGGTTTCGAGTACTGGGAACCGACCGGCGGCGCGATATCTTCCAACGAACGCAGGCTGGTTAACGGTTACGCCAGATACCTGGCTGCTTTCGGCGGGAACGAAAGCGCGCTGATGGATGCCGCGGAGCAGTACCTGGAACAGTTGGCCAGCCGCCGCATTACCAATGGCATCAGCCTGTGCAAATTCTTCGATGCGTATCGTGCCTGGGTAACCATTGAGGCCGGACATTTCGACACCATTCAGTTGCCTGACGGCACCCTTCGCAAGCACCCCCGCAGCGTTTCTTTCGCCAGCATGGACGAGACCGAGTTCCAGCAGCTGTACCGTGCCGCGCTAGATGTGCTTTGGCGCTGGATATTATCCCGCGTGTTTCGCGATCAGCGTGAGGCCGAGAACGCCGCCGCGCAGCTGATGAATTTTGCGGGGTGAGCATGGCTAAAAAACCTCGTCGAAAATGCAGAACCTGCGGGGAATGGTTTCACCCGCAATATGCCAACATCTGGTGGTGCAGCCCTGAGCACGGCGCTATCTACGCGCTGGAGCTGCGCGCCAGGCAGAAGGTGAAGGATGCGGCAGTTGAAATCAAAGAGAAGCACCAGGAGGAAAAGGCCAGCCGCCAGCGCCGCGCTGAGCGCCGCAAAGAGTTGAAACCGATCCGTCACTGGGTACAGGTAACCCAGCGCGCGGTCAATGACTGGCGTCGTGAAATGCTTCTGGCCTCCGGGCATGGATGCATCTCCTGCGGCACGAAAAAAGCGTTCGCCTGGCACGCCGGGCACTACCGAACCACAGCCGCCGCCCCACAACTCCGGTTCAATCCCGACAATATCTGGCTTCAGTGCCACGCCTGTAATGTCCACAAATCAGGGAATATCGAAGCCTACCGCGCCGCGCTGGTTGACCTGATCGGCGAAGAGCGTGTGTTGGCACTCGAAAGCAACAACATAACCCACCGATACACCCGCGAAGAACTGGACGGTATCCGCGCCGATGCCAGGGCAAATCTTCGTGCACTGAAACAGGAAAATCCCGCATGACTACAGACAACATCTATCAAATTGGCTGGGCGGTCCTGTTGGCGCTCGGGTACGTACGGGACTGGTACGCAACGAGAGAGGGGAAGCGGTGAACAAAGAAAATTACAAAACAGATGTTATTCGCCTCCGCTGGCAACGTCTTCGCATCTGCCGCTTTCGCGGTTCGGTGTTAACGGATTATCGAATTCTACGAAACTACATCAGAACAATGAGGATTGCCGGATGAAGCTGGAGTCATTACCGAAGTACTTTGCGCCGAAATCAATGGTTCCCGGCACCGTTTCATGTGGGACGAGCGGCGACGCACTTTCAATAACCGATGTGATGGCAGCGCTGGGCCTGGCGAATTCAAAAGCATCTGTCGGTATCGAACTGTATCTGGCCAAAGCAGGGGTGCTGGCACCGGATAACATTATTGCGTTCTTAACCCGGCTGGCAGAACGGCGTGCCAGCCGTAACCAGTCTCTTCAGAAAATGACTGTGGCCGCGAGAGAAGACTTCCTGCGTATTCTTGCCGGTTTCGTATTCCGCGACTATTCACTGAGCGCGGCAAGCCTGTTGACGTGCCAGAGTTGCGCAGGGGCGGGCTTTATTGATGCAGAAGTCTTTACCAACAAGGTTACCTGGCCTGACGGCAAACCGCCGAAGTGGGTCAGTACCACAAAAGGGATTTCTCCCTCCGACTGGGAAGTATGGAAATCAGTACGCGAGCAGGTGCGGGTGATTTGCCAACCCTGCAACGGGAAAGGGAAGGTGAAGAACGAATGCCGTTGCCGTGGACGTGGCGAAGTGCTCGATAAAAAGAAATCACAGCTACAGGGGGTGCCGGTTTACAAACAGTGCCCCAGATGCAAAGGGCGCGGATTCCCCCGACTGAAAGATACGGAGGTGTTTAAGGCGCTCGGTGTTACTGAAACCACCTGGCGGCGAAACTACAAATTGCTGTTCGATCGCCTTGTTGAACAGTGCCACATAGAGGAGTCACTGGCTCAGACAGCATTAAGCAGAGTGACGCATTAAGAAGCTGTTGCAAACGTGGCGGAATTTGGCTAATCTCGCATCAACGATGGGATATTACTCCCGTGACGTTTACAAGATTAAGAACCTCGCTATAGCGGGGTTTTTTTATTTCCGTTAGTTACCGCGTGAACTGAATCACCCCTTCGATTAATCGATATTCTATATTCAAAGCGTGGTGACAAACCGGACAAAGGGCCCGGTAAATTTTGCAGGAGACATTAATAAGAGTTCCTGTTGCCAGCGATGGTTACCGGCACCACCAACTATGCACGCTGTGTATAAATGGCCAGCCTGAACAACTGGCCCTTTTTCTCTCCATTTTCCTTTATTGAAAAATTAACTTATTGTCGCAAGGGCGAAAATTTTAGACCTCTGAAATTTGCATAGATCGCTTTGATTTAGCGCCACGTAGTAATTGATGAGCTATATTATATATGCAATGGAAATGCGTTCTAACATAGCTCAGGTGGGTTTATGCCCACAGTAACGACAACCGCAAAGCAAGACCCTGGACCAGCTGGATACATGCCTGCTGGTCTTTTTTTCTGGACGTATTCATTGCAGGTGCATTTGTGATCTCAGTTACAAAGAGTATCTTTACGAACCTAAAGAATGGAAAATATCGCAGCGGTAACTATGCTAAAAGTGCATTCTTTGACAGTCATAAAAAGAAAAAACTGATGGTGGATCCCCCTGTGCGGAGGGGCATTACTGGATAACCTGTAATTGATTCAGCATGCGAAGCGATGCATCCAGTCAGCGTTTCACCGGGAGGCACCCGGCGCCGTCGAGAGATGTTCTACCTGATATGACCTGTTCGTCCGAGCAGGTCTTTTTTTTGCCTGTAGATCCGGCGCAAAAGACTCATGATCATTCGCGGTAGGGCATCGCATCATCTGCGGCACGATATCCGTATTAAGGCTCACTTCGGTGGGCCTTTTTTATTTCCCCTCATTCCTGAGAGGACTCACCACTAACGAGGGGGCGTAATGTCCGAACCTTTTTCCGGTACCGCAGCCGCCGGTAGCGCGCTGACCGGCG